GTGGAAATGACCGAGCACTACGCGAACATCGAACCAAGCCGCGCTGACGTGGACGCGCTGGAAGGCCCCGTGCTGCTGGAGTTCGGCACGGCCTGGTGCGGCCACTGCCGCGCCGCCCAACCGCTGATCGGCAAGGCGCTGGCGGACCGGTCAGGCATCACCCATCTGAAGATTGAAGATGGTCCGGGGCGGCCGCTGGGACGTTCGTTCCGGGTCAAGTTGTGGCCTACGCTGATTCTGCTGAGCAAGGGCCAGGAGCTGGGACGCGTGGTTCGCCCGCAGGACTTGCGGGCCATTGAGCAGGCCCTGGGTGCAGCCGGACGAGGCTGAACCGCGTGCAACCACGCGGTCACGGGCCTGGCAATACCGGCATTGACCCCGTGCTTCACGACCATCGGCAGGCAAGCCGTGGCATAATCCGCCGTCCAGTTTTGCAGGAGCCTTGGAGAGTCGCCCATGTCCGAACCCGATCAGCGGTTGTGCCTATACGGAATCAAAGCCTGGGACGCCGCACGGATCAGGCTCAACACCTACTGCCGCGCGGCTTTCGGCCATTTTAAACGCTCAGAAATCCGCTCTTTTGCGCAATCTCCCGCGCCAATAGAATCAAACACTTACGTTTGCGTTTTGGGGAAGGAATTTCCCCTATCTCAGCCCGTCCGGGCAATCCTAATTCCCCTTCACCGCGTCATAAGCTTTCTCGCACGCCGACCCAGCTATTCCTCGCTCGTCGGCGACTCCAGCATAGAGTTGAGCAGCCTCTCCAACCCTGCCGAGCACGTCGGCTCGCACTCGGGCGGCGTCTTCGGCTGCCTGGCTGAGTCGGGCAGTGATGGCATTGCCGGTGTTACGACTGCGCTGCTCAGCTGCGTCGAGGCGCTGCTGCAGGCGCTCAAGAGCACTGCCAGCGCGCTCAGCATCGCTACGCGCGGCAGCCAGTTGTTCCTGTGCATCTGCATCTGCTTTCTCCGTCGCGGCCTGGCGCCGCTGGTTTTCCTGAATGACGTACAGCGCAGCGCGGCGGTCGCGCTCGCTGACTTCGGTGCGGTATGTGGCAAGGTCGGCCCGAGCCTTCGAGGCGTCAGACTGCGCCGATAGCACACGGATCTGCTGCCCGCCGGCCACAAAAGCCAGAGCCAGCACCCACCAGGCCCAGCTGGGCACGAACTTCAGCCAGGCGATCATGGCTTACCCTCGAACAGTGCGCGCTCAGCAGCGCGGCGGCGGACCAGCCCAGGCAGCACCTTGCCGCCCGCCTTGGTCCAGCGGTCGAACTGAGCCGCGGCGCCCTTGTAGTCGCCCTCATTCAGCAAGCGCAGCAGCGTCGAGTTGCTGAGGTTTTCAGCGCCTAGGTTGTAGGTGAAGGACACCAAGGCGTCGAGCTGGCCCTGCGTCAGCGGCACCTTGACCAGGCGCAGAACCTGATCCTCGAACCGCTTCACGTCGGCGCGCAGCAGAACCTCAGCGCGCTCCTTCGTGATCGTGTCGCCCATCTTCACGCCGGCCGTGGTGCCGTAGCCGATGGTTGGGATATCGGCTGGACAGCGATATGCAGACAGGCGCAGCCCCTCGAAGGACTTGATCAGGTCAAGCCCCTTCTGTGATGTGTGCATGTTTTCTCCAGGCGTAAAAAAGCCCCGACTGGCGGGGCTTTAGGGTTGGGTCACTGACTCTTTAGCTGGGCACTCATTGACGGTTGTGCGCTACGCATGCCACTGATGAAAGGCCGTTCGATGTACAGATACGTGAGTAAACAGCCAGGAACAAGCAAGGCTGCAGCTGTAAGTCCGTACACATAGAGCCCGCCATCTGTCATTTTTGACGCAGCGAGAAGCGCCAGTCCATGACAAAGGTAGAGGCTATAGCTGATCAGACCTAACACCTTAAGCGGCTTAAATGAAAGGCTGCCGAAAAAGCTATTGCCACTCGCCACGCACAGAAAGAAGAACCCAACAGCAGTCAGCGATAGGTAGTTATATGAGGTGAAGCTGTAGGAAGTCGCTGCGGCCAGTCCAGCTGAGGCGACAACGCTGCAGGGCCATTTTACCAATAGCTCGCGCCATTTTGTCTCAAATATGTAGGCAGCTAAACCGCCGACAGCAAAGCAAAGGACAATCACTGCAGATTTGCCCTCAATAGATCCAGAGTAGGCAAGTGCAACTGTTGCTACCACCGAAGCAGCCACGGTAGCCCCCGCACCTCGCCGACTGATGCAAAGAACACCTATAAAAGGGAGGACAAAGTAAAACTTCCATTCGATAGCAAGCGTCCATAGAACACCGCAGACGACAGTCCATGACGATGAGTACCCGCCAATATCGGGAAGGCGGAAGAAGCCGAACCCTAGCCAGGGGATGTACTGCTTTAAGAATTCCAGTGGCCCAGCAGGCAGGCCGTAAGCCAGGCAAACCAGTGCAACGACTGAGACAACAAACAGATAGAGCGGAGCGATTCGCAATAATCGCTTTCTGTAGAACTGACCCCAGTCTTCGATCCCTTTCTTGACGATCATTCTGTCAATGAAGAGGAAGCCTGTAATCATAAAAAAAAGCATAACGCCCATGCTGCCAAGATTGCCCATGAAGTTACCTTCAAGGCCGCCAAGTCCAGCAAGCGGGCGCCATTTGCCAGAACTGTAAAGCGTGAACGCCATCGCTGAGTGATGAATGAATACAGCCGTCGCGCACAGCCCGCGCAGGCCGTCCAGCGCGCCGTGCCGACTTGGTCGTTCAACATCACTGATAGCCAATGTAGAAAAACGCCCGAGCAGCCATGCGATTACAAGCATGGCGCCGAGCAGCGTGGATGAGTAAAAAAGCAATGCGAGCCCCAATGCGGCGACAGTTAGCGTGTCGCCGCATTATATAGCTCACCAGTGCTGAGGTGTCACAAACGTGAAGCAGAACGTCCTGCCTTCACCTGTCGCCGCGTTTTTGAGGTAAAGCGTATTGTCAGCACCGATATATGCCTGCATCGCCATAATCACAGTCCCTGCCCCGTTAAGGATGTTCCCTAGCGTCGTTGGCGATGCCGGGTCTGTGCTGACGCTCGGCCCATAGAGCCCGGTCGGCGCGACGTAACGGTCTGCGCCGTCTGCGACGATGGCGAGGAACTGAATGCGGCAGTTCGCCTTCAGCTTGCACAAGGGACGCCAGGTGGCGTCGCTCATTGCTAGGCGCGCCGTGCGAAGGCCCTCCACGTCGAGGGGCAGGTTGGATGCAAGTGCGCGCTCGTTGCCGTAAGCGTCCCCCGGCACCCCGAGGTTAGTCAGCTCCCACCGGCAATTTGCGAACGACACATTGTTGGTAGAGTTCTGTGATACTGCCGTGATCGCGAGTTTATTAGCCGCCGTCACGCTGCCGTCGTAGTGCGCGAAATGGCAGCTATCAAAGGAGCACTTTGACCCCAGCAGCTCTAGCAGTTTTTGCGTAGCGCTGCTGTACTTGATGCCGTACATGCGGAAACCTTCGACACGGAAAACCGCACTCGACCCGTAAAAGATTGATCCGCGAACGTCCTCTGCGCCGCAGCCAATGAAGGTCAAGCACCAAGTAATGCTTTGCTTGTACGCAATTTTGTTTGCAGTTAGGTCTGCAGAGTCGTAAACATGGTCCGCACCACAGCCGATGAACGTAGAGTAAGTAAGGCCGTAAATGTCGTATGCAGTATCGCGCGCATACTCTACCCAGCAGTTTTGTAGGAGGTTGCTGGTTCCGCCACCGTTCCACACAAAGCCTCGATAGCAATCATGAATACGCACGGCCTTATAGTTCATCATCCATGCGTCTGCCGTGTAGTAGCCGTCCTCGACACTGTAGATATCAATGTCCTCAAATTGCGACGAGCTGATTTTTTCGGCAAAGATTCCGTACTTGTGTCGAACCCCGGCCGGCGACGTGCAGCGGAAGCCGCGCAGATTCGCTTTGTAGTTGTACAGACTTGCGCCGCGATTGATAAACGTCAGATAGGCGTCAACAACGTGACTGCCAGAACCGTCCGGCAGAGCAGTCGTGGTTTTATGAAGCGCGGTTTTGAATGCGCCCTGCCCAACGATCTCCGGGCAAAAACCAGATTCATGCTGGACCACCAGCGATTTCGTGTAGCTGTATTGCCCTGCGCTAAGTACAACGCGAGCGCCGAGCTGGGTGCCCGAGACAGATGCGGCAAAGTTGATCGCTGTTTGCAGCGGCACAGAGTCATCCTGCCCTGAATCAGGCACTGCTCCCCACCACTCCGGTCGCACGCCGTCCCGCGTCAGAACGCGAACCCAAGCGCCTGACTGGCCGATGACGGTTGCCACTGTGCCATTGTCATCCGCAGCTACGCTGCTTGCATCCCAGCGGAATTGCCCGCCGCCAAAGCCGTCGACGGTATGGGCCAGCAAAAGCACCCGGTCATTGCTGTGGCGGGGCGCCACGGTTCGCAGATCGGCAAACGAATTAACGAGCCGCAGAGACCGGCCAACTATTGCGTTGTCTACGAGAAATGGCGTCCCGTTTGCCAACTCATGCCGCAGCGAGTCATCGACGCGAATGACAAGCGCAGCCTCATCTGTCTCCCAGTTACCGGAAAGCCCAACCGGGAACGCAGACGGCAGCTTGACCGCGTATAGGATTCCGGGACTCGATGCGCGCTCAATCAACTGAGTCGGCCGCAGCACAGTTAGCGGCGAGCCGTCGACGTATGCCAGAACTTCGGGCTCGAAGCCGGAAGCTGCCAAAAAGTCAGTGAAATCCTTTTCCATGCCGGCAAAGGTTTTCCGCGAAACGCCGAGGCGATCGACCCAAGTCAGCTCTTGCGTATTAACCGCGACATCCGTGTTCTGGACATTGTCCATGAAGTCGCGGGCGTCCGTACTCGGAACGGGGTTGCCGGTGTTGTAGGGCATTGAATTTACTCCAGGCGAACGAAAGCGCACGGCGTCCTTGCGGGCCGTGTCCGGTATGTGTTGGCTAGTTGTTAGGTGGGTGGCGTTGCGTCGTCGTAGGCGTAGACTTCGGGCGCGTAGTTGACCGCCTCAACAGAGGCGCCGTCAGTGCCGCTAGGGCTGATTGACGTGATCAGCGCCGGATAGCTCCAGCGATTGACCGGGCCAAACAGCAGGTGCGGCGGCTCGATGCTCCACGACGTATCTGGCTCGAAGTCCAAGCCAGCGATCGACAACCGATAGTCATCGATTCGGGTCGCTGCGTATGGACCGGAAAGCGTGCCATCTGGCCGACGAATGCCGACCACATGCGCGCCACCGGCCGACCAGTCGAACGGCTCGGATGACTCGATGATGCCGTTGTCGTAGCTGAGCATGAGCGCGCTCTGGCCGTAGCCCGGAACGTCGTCGGCCACATGGCAGAACGACATAAACCCCGAATTAAGCGCATCAAGCTCAGTCGACCAGCGATATGACCAGCGCCGGTATTTGTGCGCCATTCTCTGACGCATGCCGAGACGCCAAGCGCGCGTCCTGCTAGTAATGCCCTCTGCCGTAAGCTTCTCGACCTTGCGCCCGATATCGCCCGGCAGGCGGCACTCGACGGTCTCCACCGCCCAGGTGTTTTCGTCGACGTATTCCACATCCACGCCGTCGAAGTCGTCCGGGCCTACGGCGGAGAAGTCGCGCTCCAGCTCTTCGGTCATGTTCTGTGGCGTGTACATGTCAGTTTTAGGCGCGAAGGTCTGTTCCGGTGTGTCGCGCGGCTCATCACGAGCAGCAGACAAGCGCCCGCGCTCGATAGTCAGGTCGGCAAAGCCGGCTTTTAGGGCATGACCGATGATCTGCTTGACCGTGGACGCGGACTCGTAGGCCATGTCAAAGCGGTCGCCGCGCTGCGCCCATAGGGCTCCGAGGCGATCCAGTTCGGCGAAATCCAGGTCGTCATCGGTATAGCCGATGGATCGTGCAACGTAGGCCACGAACGGCACGATATCGCGCGTCGGCGTCTCGACATCCCATGCGCCGTCACCTGTTCGAACAGGCAGCACGCGCGTGACCTCAGCGGAAATCAGCTGCTCTGACTGTGCGGCCAAGCGGTTGCCGCCCTTGACGCGCACGGCCATCACCGTGACGCCCTCGTATGCGGTCGGCGCCTGCAACTTGGCGCGCAGCCCGTACCATTCGACGCCATCGATGATCTGCGTGCTGTCAGATTTCGCGCCGATGCGCCTCAGCCGCACTTCGGGGCGCATCATGCTCGGCAGCGTCAGCGATTCGGTGTATCCGAGCTGATCGACCTGCGCGCCTCTGTAGGTTTTCCTGACCGACGTCCAGGCACCCGCTACCGCGGCGTCGCGGTACTGCATTTCGACGGTTACGGATATCGAGTATTTGCGCCCCTTCTTGTCGACGCCGCACAGGCCGCCGGGGAACATCACGTCCCACTCGATATGGCTGGCCACCTCGTTCGGCGGGCAGGCCATAAACGGCCCGGTCCAGTCGCCTTCCTGCGTGGATGCGTCAAGCGTGATCACTGCATCAGCGCTATTGAAGTCATCGAATCCCGGCCATGCAACCGGATCAGGCGCGCCGGTATCGGTCAGTCGCTCAACCGAGATGGCCGACGTGCCGGCCGCGACGATGCGATAGCGCAGGCCGGCATAGCCCACGCTCAGGCTCGCAGTCCCGGCCGGTAGTGCGGTCACGGGCGAGCCGTCCGGATAGTTCAGGGTCATCTCATCCGGCGCATCGACGCCGGGCGTGTAGCTGTGCACCACGAACGAACCGGCATAGTCGCCAGCCACCTCAATGACCATACCCGCAAACGGCGCCATCCAGGCGAAGCTGCCTTCGATGATGTCTCGATCCGCCCCGCCGTCGATGACGGTAACAGGTCGCGGCGCCTCGATGCGGACGATCATGCCCGGCGCCCATCCGGCCGGGAACGAGCCGGCACCGGACTGGATAGTGATGGTGTCGCCGCTGAAGATGTAGCTGGTGGCCGTAGGCTCTGGGTCGACGGCGTAGGTTGCCGTCAACTCAAGGCCTGCGGAGCCGGTCGAGGTTGCGCCCACTTCGTCAGCCGAGTGCCACCACTCTGCGGCGCTCTCGCCCGCCAGCGATTGGCCGGGCTGGTAGATCGAATATTCCGCATCGCTGCCGAGGGAAATCAGCGGAGTATCGCCGACCAGGATGCGGCTGGCCGGGATTTCGAATTTGCCCTTGCCGATGCACAGCAACATTTCCACCCACTGATCGCGCGGGGCCGAGAAGAAGCGATGCGGCGGCAACAGGTAATCGGGGTACACACGCCGCTTGCCTGCAACCTCTCGAATTGGGTCGTTGATTCGGACCTTGTTGCCCTTGGCCGAGGCCTCGTTGAGCGCATCGCCGCGCCCCACTCCGCCGCCGCCTTTCGTCTGCGGCTTGGGCATTAGCGCGACGACGAGCACCGCAGCCGCCACTGCGACGGCCGCATAAACGAGCATCGCGGTCGCGCTGACCGGCTCTTTCGGCTCAGGCGTGATATCCACCACGTCATCCGGCGTGATGGCGAAGCTATCCCACTCTTCGGACGGCACCAGGGCTCCATTCACTTGGAACGAGATCGGGTGAACCTCGCGCTCCGCATAGCTGGCGACGTTGGCGCGTAGCCAGGCGCCGATGGTCATTTCTGAGGCGAGGTAATGCGTCTCCAGCGGCTCGCCCTGAAGTTTCGACGGGTAAATGCGGATCATTGGGCTACCTGTTGTAGTAGACGACTCGGGCAAAGCGAGATTCGAAGCGTGGCACGCTGGACCAGCGCGGACCGGTCTTGCTGCCGGTATCGAGCACGGCTAGGCGCCCATCTATATCGACGACGATTGCGATATGCACGCATATGCGACCGCGCCAGACCGTAGCGACCGCGCCAGGCTCAGGCATGCACTCCTCGAACTCCGTCGAGGCCTGATTAACGCAGCGCGTGAACTCTGCCGGCATGGTGTTCCTGACGTGGCCGAACGACGGCAGATCGCATTTCCCGAACACCTCTTCACGCACCAGCCGCACCAGGCCGTAGCAATCCACGAACGGCAGTTCGCGCCCGCCGTCCCTGTATGAGGAGGCGAGGTATTTGGAGATCCATGTCATAGGTAGCGGATGCCGGGAGCGAATGTGGCGGTGTACAGATCGCGCGGGAATGCGGTGTTGATCAGATCGAAGAAGCCGGCCGTAACCTGCACGGTCGAGCCCTTGATCTTGCCGTTCAGCACCGTGGCGCGGTAGACCTGATCGCTAGGCGCGGTCAAGTCGCTGGCCAGGTACACGCGGAAAATCAGGCTCACCTTCGCCTCTGCCGCTAATGCGGCGTCAATTTTCCGCTGCGCCTCGCCGGTCACGTTGTCTATGGCGAACGTCAGGTTCTGCGCGCCGCTGTTGGTTTTCTTCGGCAGCGCGACGGCGATACCCGAGGCCAGGAACGTCAAGGGCCGGCCATCTTCAGTGATGCAGTGCTGATCCTCGAAACCGTTGCACAGCAGGATCGGCGCATCCCAGGCCGTGCACGTCAGCTCCAGCGTGTAGATGATCGTGTCGCCGCCAGAGGCGTAGACGCGGTTGAGCACTGTCATTGCGGCCACTCCTCGTTTACAGACTCATCGAAAGCGCCCATGGCCGCCGCAACGGAGGCCATAGCCCCGAGGTTCAGCGGCCAAGGGTTAGCCGCAGCCAAGGCGATGCCCTGCTGAATGGCGATCATCGACTGAGCGATAGCGAACGCCTTCTGCGCAATGAACATCGTTTTGTAGAGGCCGGATTGCTCGCCAGCGAACTGCGCCGTGATGTCTGCGAGGTTGCCGAACAGGTCAGCCGCGCCGGCCAGAGACACCTGATAGCGCGCCTGCTCGATCTCGCTGACCTCCTGCTGATGCTGCTCGTGAATGTTGCTGATGCGATTGGCGTACTCTTCCTCGGTGATCGCTTTCGCTTCGAGGAATCCGCGCTGCTTCTCCAGCTCCGTCGCGCGCCATTCATCCAGCGCCACGGCCTGTTCCTGTAGCTTGATCAGCTCGCCGGCAGGCCCGCCAACGACCGCATCCACGCCGCCACTGTCAGGAGCCTGCGAGACGCCCTCAACGGTGCCCGGCGCCTGATCGGCATTCATCTGCACTTCACGGATGCGGCGCAGCGTTTCAAGCCGTTGCAAGGCCTCGACGTTGCCCTGGCGCTCGTACTCGGCGATCTTCTCGGCGTATTCAAGCTCGAACTGTGCGTCGTTCGCGGCACGCAGCTGGCCAGATTCGCGCAGGATGTCGATGCGCAGCTTTTCCTGCTCTGTCAGATCGCGCTTAGCGTCCAACTCTCGAGCTAGGCCGATCAGGTACTCGGCTTGCTGGCCGACGATGCCCTTCAGGGAACCCTGTTCGATTTCGAAGCGAAGGCTAGCAACTTCGCTTGTCTGTCCGTACAGAGCGAGCTGGCGAGCCAGTGACTTCTCCATCGATTGGTAGGAGTTCGTCAGCTTCTTGGCTTCAGCGTCGGCCGCTTTGGTGTCCTCAGCTATGGCAGAGACGAGCTTTTTGCTCTCTGAGAGAGCTTTTGGAGGCTCGCTACTGCCATTGCCGTCCGATCCAATCGTGGAGGCGAGATCGGCCAGCTCATATGCCTGGTCCAGCTGAGCCTTGATCTTGTCGTAGCTATCCTTAGTGCTGCCGTAGATCGCGTAGCCAGTCTCTCCGCGCGACTCCATGGTGTTCAGCAGCTCTTGCAGCCTAGAAGCCTCCGCCTCAAGGCGTTCTAGATCTTGCAAGCCAATGCCGCCGAATGCGACAGCCAACTCCTCGCTCATCCAGCGGACGGCGCCTACCGTTTCTCTTGCGGCCGAAGCGATGACACCAAGGGCCGTTACGATGCCAGCCGCGAGCTGCTGAGCGGCCTCGACGGTCACCGGATCAGAAAGAATTTCTGCCAGCTCACCGATGGACTCAACCAGAACGCCGCTCGCGCCTGAGGTCTCGTTTACCTTTCCAACAAACACGCCGAACTGCGTCTGCAGGTTGACCAGTGCATCCTGCACGGACGTTTCCATGGCATCAGCGAGAGCCTTGTTCTCGTCACGGCTCCGACGCAGACCTTCGTTCCCGGAGACTAGGTTTGCCGGCCCTGCCGGCTAGATGCCTGCCCTACGGAACGCCTCGGGCTCAAGAGCCTTCATCTGTTCCAAGGTCAGTGGTTTGAATTGCCGATCCAACTGGAGCTCGGCGAAGCGCTCAGCGCTCAGCCCGCCGTCGCGGAACAGCTTTGCGCGCTCAGGACCGAGCGCGATGTTCTGAAACTCTTGCGGCTGGCCCTTAAGCCAGCTGTAGTAGGTCTGCTCAGCGTCAACGTAGCCGTCCTTGCTGGCCCGTGTGGCGCCTTCATCGAGGAAGGCATAGCGTGCGTCCAGTTCGGCGGCTGTCGTCGTACGGCAGCGCACATGAAACGGCGGAACCGGTCCCCTGCCCATCTTGAACACGCGCCCATCGAGCGATCGGCACTGAGCGCTGGTCCTGCCGTCAAGGGTGGCCACGATCTTGTAGCCGGTCACCACATCGCCATTCTTCTTCCACGTCTCCATGCGCGCCACGCTGGCGACGTGCTGGATGCCGGTTCGAACGACCGCTTCGGCATTGCGCCGGGTGATCGCTAACAGGCCGTCGCTGTACTTCAGCGCCTTTGTGCCGCGGATGCGGTTGATGATCTGCTGATTGGTCTCGCCCTGGACGTAGCCCATGCGAATTGCGCCGGTCACCCGGTTACGCTCGGCCTGCGTCCAGTCAGCGATGAACGCCTCCAGCAGCTTGCCTCCATCCGGCCCGGTGACGCTGAGCGGCTGAGCCTTTACGGCGGCCTGTATCGCTTTCACGGTCGGAGCCGCTGCGGTGATATTGACCAGCACCTGATCGAGCGACCTGGCCTCAAACTCAGCCTCGTAGGCGCCGATATCGAACAGATCCAGCAACAGCTGCGACATGAACTCGCCGTGAATCTTGGCGAGCATCGCGTCGATGGACTTCAGCATCTGCTCGAGGCGCGCCCGGCTGTAGTCGGTCAGCGTGTCGCGGCTCAGCCTGTCGCGTAGATCCTTGTCGATGCGCCGGAGGAAGGGGTCAATCTTCTCGACCTCTCCACTCTTGAGGCGCTCGAGCATCACGGCGTTACGCGTTGCCGACTGTATTAGCAGTTCCGCCGTTGCCATCGTCGTCGTCCAGGTTCAGGCCAGAGGTGCTACTGGCAAGCTCTTCGCGGATCTCGTCATCGTCCTTCTCGGCATCAATCAGTCCGTAACGGCGGAACTGCGCCCACAAATCGGAATCAGTGATCGCGCCGGCCTGCCAGGACTTGACCAGTTCGGCCAGGGTCTGCGGATCAAGACGGGCTTCGATGAAGTCCTGATTGAGCGCGTATCCGCCGCCTCTTCAAGTACCTGCCAGTGTCGGTCGAGATTCAGCGCGCCGTCACCCTGGACGAGGCCGCAGAGGCCGGACTGCCACAGGGTAACGAGTACGTGTTCGATGGAGATTTTGAAGTGGTCAATGACGCAAGCGGAGAGCAGCAATAATGGCAAAACACAAATACGACGTGGTAGCCACGGTCGGAAAGTACGAGAAGAACGGCGAGACCAAGTACATCAGCCGGAAGGTCGGCGCGGTCATCCAGACCGACAAGGGCTTCCGCATGAAGATGGACGCCTTCTTCAATCCGGCCGGCTGCAAGGTCGACGAAGACGGCTCTATCTGGCTTGCCCTTTTTGAGCCGCGCGACGATCAGCAGCAAGGGCAGCAGCAAGCGCCGCGACAGGCGCAGCGGAGTCAGCAGGCCGCGCCGCCGGATGATCAATTCATTGACGACATACCCTTTGCCGACCCCTACCGCGGCGCCCGCTCGCTGCTGATCTGATCCACCCCGGGCGCCCAGTGCGCCCTCCTCCCCGGTACACAACCATGCTCATAGACAACCATGCCATAGCGCAGGGCGAGGCTCTGCGCGCGCAAATTGACGCGGCCACGGCTGCATTCCTGAACGCTGGCGGAAAGATCCAGCTGCTGCCGGACAGCATCGGCAAGCCGATAGAGATCAAGCCTGCCGTCTTCAACAACGCCGGCAACCTGGAGGCGGACCAGCGCAGCCGCAAGCGTGGAGCCCGAAACTCAGCTGTATCGAACAGCCTCCCGCTGCGCAAGCGTGGCACGCCGCAGGCCAAGCAGAACGACATGCTTCGGCAGGAGTGGCCATGAAACGCAACCTACCCCACGCCAGGCTCAACAAACTGAGCCGGGCCATTGAGCCGCGCGACGCCTGGAATGCCGATCATGCTGGACACGTTGACCAGCGCATTTGCAGCCGCACGGGACCGCACCGGCATTGA